GATCTCTAGGGAAGCTAAGTCTATTGCAGATGCAAGATTCACTTGCCATAGAGTATTGAAGACTTTATCCGAGTTACGGATTATGTATCCTGATGAAGACCTTGATCCTCAAGACCTTGGTAGTGGCGAAGATATGCACGCCTTTGATGAGGAGAGACTTGCAAGATTCCAGTTTGATGACTCCAGAGGATTACCCTGGAGTGACGGTAATATGAACTCTGAAGATGATACGCTGCAAACCTACTGGCTTCACGAATCATTCATGAGACTGGATTATGACGATGATGGCATTGCAGAGTTAAGAAAGGTATGCTCTGTTGGTCAGAAAGTATTAGCTAACGAACCTATTGACCGTATACCGTTCGTCAGTCTTACTCCGATAAAGATTCCGCATAAGTTCTTTGGTATGTCTATTGCTGATCTTGTTATGCCGATTCAGGAAATAAAGAGCGTCCTGATGCGTAACCTCATGGACAACATGTATAACCAGAACTTTGGTCGGTACGCTGTCCTTGAAGGTCAGGCGAACTTGGACGACCTCTTGACGCAACGCCCAGGCGGTGTAGTCAGGGTTAAGTCACCGAATGCTATCATGCCTTTGGCTACCCCACAGTTAGAGCAGTCATCTTTCTCGATGCTCGACTACCTTGATAACCTAAGAGAATCAAGGAGTGGCGTAAACAAATTCAGTCAAGGCTTGAATGAAAATGCTTTAACATCTCATACCACTGCTACTGCCGTTGCTGCAACAATGACGGCAGCACAGTCAAGGGTAGAGTTGATCGCACGATGTTTCGCAGAAACTGGTGTTAAAGAATTAATGAAAACTATTTATGAACTCGTCCTGAAGAATCAGGATCACCAACGAGTCATAATGCTAAGAAATAAATGGGTTCCTGTCCGACCTGATATGTGGAAAGACCAGTACGACTGTACTGTTTCCGTAGGTATCGGGAATGGCAATAGGGATCAACAGCTTATGCACCTCACAACTATGTTACAGTTTGCTGGGGATGCAATGCGTGGTGGCTTAAAGATTATCAATGAGCAGAACATGTACAACATGGGAGCAGCACTCATAAAGAATATGGGCTTCCAGAATGTTGATGATTTTCTTACTGATCCATCTTCGGTACCACCACAGCCTGATCCAAGGGAACAAATGGAACAGGCAGAACTACAATTAAAACAGAAAGAACTAGAGATTAAAGCTGCTGACATACAAGTTAAACAAATGAAAATCCAACAGGACGCTGCCGAAGCACAGGTCGACGCGCAACTTAAAGTTGCAGAGTTAAATCTGGAAGCACAACAAGGCAGAGGTGTAGCACTTGGATAAAGAACTTAGAGAAGCAAGAGCAAAAAATTTACTTTCTGACGAACTATTTAACGAAGCGTTTACTACGCTTGAAACAGATATCAAAGATACTTGGTACAGAACAAGTCTCAGTGATACCGAAGCCAGGGAGCAAGCCTGGCTATCCTTACGCCTTCTTGAGCGGATACGTCTACATCTAACCAGTATTATAGAATCTGGCGATATGGCGAGGAAACTTGGGAAACATCAATTATAGGAGCATAAAATGGCGGATAATCAAACGAATCCCCACGTTGTCGAACAACATCCTGTTACAGGTCCAGCTAGTATTGGAGCAGCGCAGGAAGCAATTCTTGGATTACTGAACTCAGAAGAGCAACCAGACCAAGAGGAGCAACCGTCTGAAGAAACTCAAGACGTAGAGGCATCTGAAGAAACAACAGAAGAGGAACCTGAGGTTGAAGAAGTTGAAGAAACCGAAGAGGAAGAATCGGAAGATGTTGACGATGATGAATCTGAAGAATCCGAGGAAGAAGAAGTTGAAGATGAGGACGAGTCGGAATCCACGGTCTATACTGTAAAAGTAAACGGACAAGATGTGGAAGTCACCGAAGACGAACTCATAAAAGGCTACTCTCGCCAACAGGATTATACTCAAAAAACGCAACAATTAGCTGAATATAAAAGACAACTTGACGGTGCTGCACAACAGTACCAGCAAGAACTAGCTAATACTCAGCAGGTGCGTGCTCAATACGTTGACGCTCTAGCTACAGCTATTGAAGGTAACTATGGGCATCTCCAGCAGTTTGCTAATGTTGATTGGGAACGGCTTAAAACCGAAGACCGTGAAGAATATCTGACCAAGCGTGACGAGTATCGTCAAGCACAGGAACAGATCGAAGGGTTGAAGGCACAAGCTAGTCACGCTCAACAGCAGCAACAGCAAGAGATGCAAGTTCAACACCAGCAGTTGTTACAGGAAGAACATGCCAAGATGGTAAGTATCTTACCAGAATGGAATGATCCTGATACACAGAGAGCGATAGCAAAAACTATTTCAGAGTTCGCCTTAACTAAAGGTTATACTCAGGAAGAACTATCGCAGTTGGTGGACCACCGCTCTATACTTGTTCTTATGCAAGCTAAGGCTTATGAAGACATGACTCGGAAACAGCATGAGGTTCGTGCTAAGAAGGTCAAGAATAAGCCGAAGGTTGTGAAGACAAAAGCCAAGCGGGAAAAAGCTGAAGTAAGTCAGGGCAAACGTAAAGCAAAACTCAAACGTCTTCAGAAAACAGGCCACGTCGATGACGCAGCTTCGTTACTGGAAGATTTACTTAAATCCTAATAAGGAGAAAAAATAATGGCAATTGCTACTAATACGTCACTGACGTATAGTTCCGTTGCGATTCGTGAAGCCTTATCTGACGTGATCTACAATATCGCGCCTATGGATACGCCCTTTATGTCAGGTTGCTCTAAGCAGACCATTGACAATACGTTCTTTGAGTGGCAAGTCGACTCGATTACTGCTGGTGCAGCTAACCGAAAGATTGAAGGCGATGACTCTATCGCTGCCACGGCAAGGGTGCTTCCTACGCGACTAGGAAATTACGCGCAAATAAGTCAGTACGTGAATCAAACTTCAGGAACTGATGAAGTTGTAAACTATGCCGGACACGGCAAACACCAGGCTTACCAGTTGGCTAAAAATGGCAAGCGCATGAAACGCGACATGGAAGTCATGTTGCTTCAGAACATCGTAAGAAGTGCTGGCAGCGCAACTGCTGCTCGCGCATCTGCTGGTGTTCCTGCGTGGCTCGCTACCAACTACGTGTCGATGAATCCGACATCGGGTTCCCCGGCTGCTGGTGCAACAGGTACGACTGCGATGACAGAATCTACTGCTACTGCTTCTATTACGGAAGCTGGCATTAAGAATGTCATCAAAGACACCTATGAAGCTGGTGGTGCTGCAGATTTAATTCTGTGTCCGCCCACCATTAAACAGGCTATTTCCGACCTAGCACAGTCCGTATCATCTCTTAGAACTGAAACTAAGGGTGATGCACCTGCGCACGTTGTGGCAGCTGTCGATGTATATGTTTCCGATTTCGGTACATATCGCATCGTTGCTGACCGTAACATGCACAGTTCAGAGCATGTCTTCTTCTTAGACATGGACTTCTGGGCTATTGGTTGGCTACGGCCTTTCCAGACTGTCGAACTTGCGAAGACAGGCGATTCTATCAAGCAGCTATTGGTTGCTGAGTATGGCCTCATCTCCAAGAACGAGAAGTCAAGCGGAATCCTCGCGGATTGTGCTGCATAAGTAGGTATTTAAAGGGGGTGGGGAAACCTACCCCCTACCTATGAGAGAACTCGAAACAAACTGTCCTAATATAAAGGACGAGTACGGCGGGAAAGTAGTCTTTCCATTTGGTCCGTGTATTTATCAGAACTTTATTTCTGAGGAACTGAGGAAATCTCTTCTAAAAGAAGGGAGTAGAATCAGAAACAAGGATCACGACTATAATAAAAAGCTGGCCGGTAATATGTATTTCGGTGGCTCTTATAATTATGGTAATGATTATATAGTAGAGGTATTTCCTGAGTTTCTCAAGATTCTTTTTCAGTGGTTCGACTTTATGGTCTACCATTATGATGGTGGTCGCATAAATTTCGCACCGGGGAAAGAAGATTTAGAAGTCAATTTAGATACTCTCTGGATAAATTATCAGAGAAAGTACGATCATAATCCACCTCATCAGCATCATGGTATAGTTTCTTTTGTTGTCTACTTAGATGTACCGGAAAAGATATTTGATGAACAGGCTGATTCTAATGTCCAAGATGCTGGTCACATAGTGTTTAAATATGGGGAGTCTATAAGTCCGCTTAGTGTAAGTATGTGGAATGTTACTCCTCAAAATGGTTTAGTGTTAATGTTTCCCGCTACCTTAGATCACATGGTTCATCCATTCTGGGTAGACGAGGAACGTATCAGTGTATCTGGAAACTTTACTTTAACTGACAGGATTGTACTAAGTCAAAACGGAGCGTAAATGAGAAATACAGACAAGGAACTTGAAAAAGCTGCTAGTAAAATGCTAAAGGGTACAGCACCTAAATCTAAAAAAGCACCTACCCCTAAAGGAAAAGGTGGTAAATTTGTTAGCGCAAAAGAACCTACTGATGCAATGGGCTGGTTGAAGAAGGCCTACATTGATAACGATCCTAAAGACGGCGCACCTAAAGTCGGGGATATAGGTTATGTCTAAGAAAACAGTTCTTGATTATAATGGTTACAGAAGGACTGACTTGCATATTGATGAGGCTGATGACAAGTTTACAGTCAATACTGTGCAGGATGCTCAACCTATTATAGATGAGAATAAAAGAAGGTACAATGAATATGGTGATAAGCTGTCCGTTGGCAAGCGCGGAGAGTGGCACCATGCAGCCTCTATTCCCTTTAATATATGGGAACAGTGGATGAAGGATACGAATGGGGCTATTGAAAAAGACTCCAAGTTGCTTGCCAGGTATCTGAACGATCCTGACAATAAGTATTTTAAAGTAGCACCAACAAATATCTAAAGGTATAAATCATGTATAGACGAAGCGATGACGGTAGTTTTAACCGATGGGACGTACAGAGCGTTGTAACAGTAGGTTCTTCCGCTGCTGCCACGAATGTCACGTCTGCGAAAATCCTGGGTGTTCATACAGATGGGGAGATTTACTTTAACTTCTCTTCCTCTTCAAGCGCATCTGTTAGTACAGCAAATGATCTGAAACTAGCTGCTGGCCTTACATTTATTAACGTGCCTAAGTTTTCTGGCTCTGGTGTATCGCAGTATATGCACCACCAGAGAGTAGGCAGTTCTAATGTAAGCATGAGGCTTGTTCACGTCTAATGGCGATTAGCACGTTTGCACAGTTAAAAACTGCTGCAGCCAACTGGTTAGACAGAAGCGATCTAACTGACAGGATACCAGAATTTATAGCACTGGCTGAAGCCCGGTTCAACCGGATTCTTCGGATCAGAGCTATGGAAACTGTATCTACTGCTATTACCACTACTGCTGGTACTAGGGAATACAACCTGCCTACTGGGTATGTGCAGATGAGAGAGTTTCATCTTACAACTGATCCTTTAACTTCTCTGGCGTATATAACTCCAGAGATGATGTCCAGACTATGGGCTGGCAGTGGTACTGGTAAACCCCAGGTATATACAATTATAGGGGAAAAGGTAAGGTTAGGTCCGAGTCCGGGCGATGCGTATACAACTTCCATGTTGTATTATAAGACATTTGATGCTTTAAGTGATGACAATACAACCAGTACAATGCTGACTAACAATCCAGATATATACTTGTATGGTGTACTATTGGAGGCGGAACCCTTCCTGATGAACGATCAGCGAGTCCAACTATGGGCGACTGCGTTCAGACAGGCGATAGCAGATGTACAAGACCAAGATAATAAAGACCGTCATTCTGGTTCTGAAATGAGAGTGATGAATACCGGTGGATATCCCTAAGAGGTAATTACAATGTTAAATAATTTTGCATCAACACAGGGTGGTGGGACAGGTACAGTAACCACTACTACAATCCTAGACGGCACTATTGCTAATGCAGATGTAGCATCTGATGCAGCCATTGATGTCAGTAAAATTAATCTCGGTAACACTTTGGAGATGGAGACTTCTTCTGGCGACCAGATATTTGAAATGGATAATAATGCTTCCAATTCTTCAAATTTCCAAATTAATAATGGCGCAGGCA